ACGAGAAAGGATAGTCGGGAGCATCAAAAGGATGCTCCCGATTGCCTAGCATGACTAAAGAAGAACTCAAAAAAGCCAAGTGGCTGTGGGATCTAAGAGGTGGAATGTGAGCGACGAGAAAGAGACACTACACGGAAATCCCTTTGGATATGGTAAAGGTATCAAAGGTGATGACGAAAAGAAACAGAAGAAGGCATTTGACAGAAACAAGAAGAAGGCTGACAAGGGAGATAAGTCAGCCTACGAACCAACGGCCATCGATAAGAAGGTCATGAAGAAACGAGAGAAGGGTGACATGCCAGACGCTAAGAAGTCTAAGTACACCGAAGGACTTTTTGATTTTAATCCAAGAAAAAAGATAGATACTTCGATGTTCTCTAGTAAAAAGGATGAAATCGCTAAGTTGATTAATCTACAGCAAAAAGCACTTGCGATGAAACCTGGCGACTCTAAACGTGCTGCTATTTTTAAAGAGATAAACAAAGTCAAACAGAGACTTGGAATAGCAGAAGACGTTTGGAATGCTATTATAGAAGATGAAATTTTAGAAGACTGCTGGCCTGGGTATAAGGCAGTAGGACTGAAAGATAAGAATGGGAAGAAAGTTCCCAACTGTGTTCCAGAGGGAAAGAAAACCTATTCAGATATGACAGAGAATTCCGACAAGGCTTTGGCAAACAAGGCCAAGGAGTCAGGTGAACCACTTGGTGACCTGAAGAAGGTATACAAGAAGGGACTTGCCGCGTACGCCTCTGGTCACCGACCAGGCATGACACAACATCAATGGGCGATGGCTCGTGTCAACTCATACATCAAGGGTGGACCAGCACGTAAGGTAGACGCTCACATACGTAAAGAGAGTTTCACTAAGTTCCGTGAGAATGCCTGTGAGCCGTGTGGCGACATTGTTGATAGTGTTTTGATAGAGTCAAACGAGTTTCGTGTCGGTTCGAAGGCCTACTTCAACTGGTGGACAGAGGTTCGTAAACTCCACAACCAAGGTAAGTTAGAACTAGAAGGGTTTGACCTAGAAATCATCAATGGAGACATTGGAAACTTCGCTGAGTACGAAGGTAACATTGTACCACTCGACTGTCCAATGATGGAAGAAGATGAGAAACAACCAGAACTCAACAAACCAAAGAAGGGTGGACCTAAAAAATATTACGTCTATGTCAAGGATGGTGAGAATATCAAGAAGGTCTCATGGGGTGACACTACTGGTCTGAAGGTTAAACTGGATGACCCAGAGGCAAGAAAGAACTTCGCCTCTCGACACGACTGTGCAAATAAGAAAGATAAAACAGAGGCTGGTTACTGGGCATGTAACCTACCACGTTACGCAAAACAACTAGGTTTATCTGGTGGTGGAAACTTCTACTGGTAACCCATACATTGAAGAGGGTGACATTCGGACTTTCCCTGTGACCGCACCTGACTCAGAACTTATATGGCACAGGGACCACAACGATAGAGTAGTTGAGGTGATTAAGGCTGGTGGATGGTCATACCAGATGGATGATGAACTACCTCAAAAATTAGAGAACGGAGAAATGGTCTATGTTCCGAAGGAGACTTATCATAGAGTCATCAAGGGAACACAAGACTTGGTAATAAGGATTCACGAATGAAAAACTTCATGCAAGTCCTCAATGAGGGCGTCTATGACCCATCCGTATTGAAGTGTATCTTCATGGCAGGCGGACCAGGCTCAGGTAAGTCATATGTCCAGTCAAATGTGACTGGTGGTCTGGGATACAAGGTATCCAACTCAGACGAAATCTATGAACTCAAACTATCTAAGTCCGTTGGTCTAGACTTCACAAAGTTTTCAGACGCCGACTGGGAGAAGTCACAGGAGATACGAGCTGACGCAAAACGACTGACCAACAAGAAGACCGAAATATGGTTGAGAGGTAGACTGGGTATCATCGTGGACGGAACAGGTAAAGACTCTGGGAAGATACAAAAGTCTAAACTGAAGTTTGAGAAACTAGGGTATGACTGTTTTATGATATTCGTAAATACCAAACTGGAGACAGCCCTACAGAGAAATAGAATGAGGGCAAGAAGACTTAAAGATAAAGTCGTTGAGGATATGTGGAATGAGGTACAGTCTCAACTAGGCAACTATAAGAGAATGTTCGGTCAAAGACTGGTTATAGTAGACAACGATGACCAACCAGAAGAGGTATCCAAACAGATACTTGGTAAAGTATACAAACTCATTGCAAAGGCTTCTAAGAAAGAAGTGGGTAACCCTATCGGTCAGGCGTGGATAAAGGCAGAAAAGAAAGCAAAAGAGGACGCGGCTGACAAACTGATGAACTCAGACGATTTCATGAGTAACCTACACCACTGGACTGGTAAAGAGGAGAGAGAATACATCACGGAGTTTGACAGTCCACACATCTATTGTGACATGGACGGAGTCGTAGCTGACTTTGTTGCATTCACTCAAAAACATCTTGGTCACAAGTTCACGGATGATGACTGGGACAGTCTACCAGAGGATATGTTCGCCCAGTTACCCAAGATGCCTGACGCTGACCAACTCTGGAAGTTTATCGGTAAGTACCAACCACATATGTTGACCGCAGTCCCAAGACCAGGCCGTGGTCCTATCTCAGCCAGAGCACCCAAAGATAAAACAAAGTGGATGAAGAAGAACTTTAACGTAGACAGAAATAGAGTATACACTGTCCAACGTATCAACAAGGCAAACTTCGCCAAAGATGGGAAAGACGGAAGACCAAACATTCTCATCGATGACCACATGAAGAATATCAAGGCCTTCAGAGACAAGGGTGGTATTGGTATTCACCACACATCAGCAGCGAAGACTATCGCACAACTCAAGAAAATTGGATTCAAGTGAAACCTTTTGGACTGTTCGAAGGTCTCATCAAGGCACCACCGAACATCTACAAGAACTTTCGTGCCTTTGCACTGGGACATGCACTCAAACGTGTATCGGTAGACTGGAACTCACGTAAGTCCAAACAGATTATCAAGAAGGTTGCACAACAATTCCACGTGAAGGTTCCTTCTAGACAACAACAAGATAACCACTACAAATACGCATCACCTCATCTTGACCTACCAAAACAATATCAACATGATGAAATAGACGATGACCCAGATTATCTGAGACTGAAAGTAACTCTACAGAACTCCAGAGACAGAGCTGACTATGACCCTGAGAACTGGATGGTGACTATATACCTTGCCACTTATGTCGAAGAGGTTCTCGGCGTGGTGGATGATGAGTCAGACTTGGAAGTAGAACTGGTGAAGATGTGCTCGATTATCGAGAACGATGTCAAACACGAACTGATGCATTATGTTCAGGACATCTCTCTTGCGTACAAACACCAGAAGCAGAACCAAGGACCAAAAGGAAAGTCCAAGAAGGCATACTTCTTATCACCTCAAGAGTTTGACCCAACGATTCGTAGTGAAGTTGGGGAGTTTCAGGCTAGGGTACAAAGACCCTACACTCCCTCTAAAATTAAAGACTATACTTCACAGAGTGAGTTCTTTAAGGTCTTGAAACAACATGATAAGAAAAGATATCAACTCGCTCTGAAGAAGTTCGGAACAGAGATAGGTAGATAATGGAAAGATTATATGAACGAAGCGAGAACACACCACAATATAAAGCATTTGTCCAGAAGGAGAGAGGACAGAAACTCCCTGAAGACAACCCGATGTACTACACAGGAGAGACTTTCAAGGTTCCAAAGGAATCGAAGTCACATCCAAAAGATATGTGGGACAAGGCATACTATGTTGTCGGTGTAGGTTCCAGTCCAATACCAAAACAAGTGAGGTTCAGACTGGCCGCTGAAAAGAAAAGAAGAAAGATGATGGAAGCACAAAGACCACCGCAGATAGAAGAGAACGTTGGAGCTGAGATAGACTTCTCAGACTGGACAACCTCTGGACATCTCAAGGTGGCCAAGTTCATTCTCAATAAGGATGAAGACTATCTTTCAAGAATAGTATCGACATTCGCTAATTGGAAAGACAAGAATAAACTTGAGAGACTACGTGTACAGATAGCAAGAGTCAGTGATGTCAAACCCAAAGACGGAGATGACGATTTTGCATCGTACTGGTTACCAAAACTTAGAAAAGCATACTACATACTAAGGTCTCCCAAGAGTGAAGGGAAACCAGAGGCAGGTTCTATCATAGACGCCTGTAGACAATCTTTAAAAATACCAAATCCAAATTTAATATGAGTAGAAATGTAACACGTATCTCCGTCAAAGTAGAGTACGGAAATGTAAACAAGGCTCTGTCCAAGTTCAAGTCTAAGGTCACCGCTGAGGGTATTATCAAAGGTGTAAAGGACAGAAGGTATTATATTCAACCATCCTTGGCAAGAAACCTCAAACGTAAAAAGGCTGAGGCTCAAAGACGTAAGGACGAGTTGAATGTAATACAACAATATTGGGCAGAGCAAGAAGAGTGGAATAGGCGGTAATGTCCTATTTCAGGTGGTCATTTTCAAACTGGTACATCTTCTGGTGTTCTAGTTTGACTGAAGACATCAACGAAGAGTTGTTGGCTTGTTGGTGGTCTTTGGATGAACAACCTAATGTACCAAGAAGGGAGTTACCACTCCCTGAGTATTCACACGTGGATGTCTGGTTAGAAGAGAAATTTCCAGATGGGTTCCAACATATGACGTTTCGTGATAAAACGGAAATGGTCATAGCCATTAAGGAGTTTCTCGAAGATACAGATGTCCGATATGCTGAGAAGTTGCGTGATAGGATTGCTTCTGCTGATGATGGGTTGTGCGGAACAGAAGTCAGAGCCGAAGACAGTAACAATTAAATATGGAACACCTAGAGCCGCCAAGACAAGTGTATCTTATCCAGCCCCAACAAAAGAAATAGTCAGAGTAAAACAAGACACTCTGGTATGGGACACCGCCGAACTGGTAAATGGTTCGGCGTATGTCACTGTACCTCTTGACACCTCAATATACATTGATTATGAGTCCTACATTGACCCACATCCCGAGCTATACGGAAATGGATTTTCCACAAATTTTGTTGTCACAAGTTCAAGCCCAAATACCATCACTGTTAGTATTCCTGTTCATTTCAATACTAATCATCCTATCTTTGAAACTACACAAGATAACACAACGGATAATACGACAACAGAAGAAATCACACTCACTGGTGATAACGTCACGTGGTCAGATGACTTCACCAAAAACACAAGACCCACACAAGCTATCATTACGAAATATAAAAACTTCTGGGACAACATATCAGTTTCCGATAACTGGACAAAAGTCTCATTAGGCAATCCAGACAACCTCACTTCCTGTGACAATGCCTCACAAGTCATTACAGGGTATAAAGCCGAGAACGATGCAGTGTTCTCCTGTAATGGAAAAACTTGGAGGATAGGACAGTGTGGTGGTGGTCGGTCAATCGCAGTTGGAAGCACTGGTGATTGTTCCTGTACCACAAAGGCCTGGACTGTGCGTCCCTTGATAGGGAACTCAAACTGGGGTGGTGTCGGCAATGAATGTCGTGCACATTCCCAAACACTAACCATCATTTTCGAAAGGTAAAATGAAACGTATATCATTATTAATTATTTCAATGTTCTTTGCATTTGGAGCTTTGGCAAAGGACAAGTTGTCAATTGGTTATGTACTGGTCGGTCCAAAGAACGATGGGGGATGGTCCATGCGTCACGACCAAGGTTTCCAGTCTCTCACCAAACATGGATACAAGGTAGAGGGAGTGGAGTCTGTAGCAGAGGCAGACTCAGAACGTGTATTCAAGAAACTGGCTCGGAAGCACGACCTAGTTTTTGGTACGTCCTTTGGATACATGGAACCCATGCTCAAGGCGTCGAAGTCTAGGAAGAAGACTTTCTTTTTACACGCTACTGGATACAAGGGTTCAGAAAATATGGATAACTATGTCTGTCATTCATTCCAGGCTCGTTACCTGTCAGGTATCGCCGCAGGTATGATGACCAAGACAAATAAGATTGGGGTTGTCGGTTCACATCCCATTCCTGAAATCATTCGTAACATTAACGCCCTGACTATTGGTGCAAAGTCTGTCAACCCAGACGTAGAAGTATCAATAGTATGGATTAACTCTTGGTTTGACCCACCCAAAGATATGGATGCGGCCAAGGTATTAGCTGACCAAGGTAATGACGTTCTCTTCACAACCACTGACTCACCAAGTGTGGTCACTCTCGCTGAACAGAGAGAAGGTGTTTGGAGTATGGGTAATGATGCACCTATGGGACAGTTTGGACCTAACAGTTATATCACTGGTATGATGTTTAACTGGAACGTACTCTACAAACACATCGCTGATCTTGCGGCTGAGGGTAAACTCACCTCTGGTAATCGATGGAACTGGGGTATTGAGACAAACTGTGTCGGTCTTTCCCCTTGGGGTAAGAACGTCCCAGGCGAGGTAGTCAACAAAGTTGAGACTATCAAGATGAATTGGGTAAATGATGAACTTGACACTTGGTATCCTTTCTCACAAGGAGTCACCAAACAAGACGGCTCTACTATCGATGCCGGTGTCATCAAACGACCTGAAATTGAGACTATGATGTACTACGTTGAGGGAGTAACTTCTAAGTTCCCAATTAACTAACCCTATATACAGAGATGTGCCAAAAGGCACATCTCTAACCCCATTTGAAAACTACCAATGACTCAGAGAAAAATACTACTAGACTACGATAATATGGAGAGGCAGTAATGTCTCTGGGGAATTGGTCCTTTTTGGAGTTCCAATGATTTCCCCATCTGAATTTTCCTTTGTTACCCATAAAATGAGAGACTTCTTCAACGAGAAGGGGTTTCTAGAAGTTCACACCCAAAACAGACTGTCCATTCTGGCGGCCTGTGAAGACCCCACTACAGTAAAGACCTACGACTATTCCAACGAAATATGGCCCTTACCACAAACAGGACAAATGTGGTTGGAATACGAACTACTGAATGACCCTGACGCTCCAGGCTTTTACTGTCTCAGTACATCCTACAGACAAGAACAGAATCCACTACCAGGCCGACACGAACAAATATTTCCCATGTTTGAGTTTGAGTCGAAGGGTGGTTTCCAAGACCTTATCGAACTTGAGAGTGAACTGTGTACCTATCTTGGTTTTGATGCAGGACACAAACGAGCACCCATCGATGGTATTGACTTCCCAGGCGGACACTATACTGGAATGATGGCTAAGTACACCGCAGACGAACTGACGGCCAGTCATGAAGAGGATATGTATAAGGAGTACGGAGATGTCTTTTTCCTGACACACTTTCCATACTCAACGTCACCATTCTGGAATATGAAGAGAAGTGATGTCCCTGCATCAAACGGACCACAAGTGGCATTGAAGTGTGATGTGATTATGGGTGGAATGGAGACTATCGGTAGTGCAGAACGAGCGACAGATGTAGACGATATGAGGGAACAATTCTATACCATCTCTGATGGTGGGTATGCAAAACTCCTGTACGATATGTTTGGTCAGGAACGAGTGAAGAAGGAACTGGACGAGTTTCTAGAGTTTGACTTCATTCCTCGTTTCGGTGGTGGTATCGGTGTAACACGTATGATCAGTGCGATGAAACGAGCACAACTGATGCCAGTAAATTAGAACACACTCTGGGGTGATGAAACTGGTAGACATGGTACATTGTTTATGTATTGGCCGTAAGGGCGTGTAGGTTCAAATCCTACCCTCAGAGACAAAAAAATAAAAAAAGTGAAGATTTCACTTGACAAATTTCCTAAGATAGACTATACTATAATCTGATTGAGTGAGAGAACAAACCCCAAAAAAGGAGTCACTATGGGAATGGTCAAAAAAGAATTTGTAGAGTACGAAACTGGTTTAGAGTCAATGAAGGCTGGGTTAGAGTGGATGACTCGTTACGGAGTCAAAACCTTCAAGGACCACACGGGCGAATGGGTTGAGGTTCGTTGTGCTAGGGAAGTGGACCTGTTCACTGGGGAAGAAACCCCGATTCCTCATTTAGTTGAAGATTTCAGTTGACTTTTTAATTTATTTGTAGTATACTTATTACTGTTGGGTGGGAAGAGAAATTCCCCTGTGACAATGAGGTCACTGATCCCCGACACCCCCTCAGTAAGTCCTTTGGACTGACTCGCAGTGTAACTCAGATCACATATCTGGGTGAGACCGATCAATGCGACAGAGGGTTTCCCAACTTGGTGTGACAAGGATGGGAATTTCCCAACAAACCTTTTTCATAAAGGATCACCAATGCATACTATTGGCCGAATGAAATAGGGTGAACTGGGGCGGACACCCCGCTAGTCTCCACCAACGTAGACAATGATGTCAAGGTGACGGCTGATGAGACGGCGAGGAAA